CTTCGGAAAAAGGCAGGCACTGCATAGTGCAGCCCTGCTCCACCAATTGGTGGCGAAGTTGCGTTCGTATAAGTCATTTGCCCGATTAGGGTAGACTTCTTATCTGAATGCATGTTAGTATAAACTACACACATCATACATGAACGCTACGCTCACGTTGAGCTCCTTAACGTTTAACCAATCGAAGAACGGCGATGCCGGCTCCGAGAGGCGAGAGGTGTCTCGGGGGGTTAATCTCCCTGAGATCCTCACGATCCGACATATGGATTACGTAGATTCGGCGACTAAATTGCCGGGTGTACGCTCCAATGTTCGGCTTGATCGTTATATCGCGGGGACTTCGGGTATTATCCCAGTCACCGCTTCCCTGACAGTTGCTGTCCCTTCTGATGCACTTGTTACATCCGCCGACGTCCTTGCGGCCGTCGAGCGGATCGCGCAGATTATTCAGGAGGATGACTCTGGGCTCGATCTTGCTGATGAAATTTTCATCAACAAGGAACAGTAAGATTTTCAATCTTACCGAGCAGATATCAACGTACCAATACTATGTATAGATACGGAAGTCTGAAGCCAGGGTCCATCCCTGAAGAATATAGCAACATTACTGCCACTGAGTTCTACAGTCGGGGTCCGCTCTGGAAAGGGCGTATCTCGAAGGCGTACTCTAATGGCTCGTATATTGGTGCTACGTTTGGGTTCCGATGGTTGGAGCAGGGTGAGAGGCCTCTTAGCCGCTCATACGCTCCCCCTTTGGCGCCCGCGATGTTGGATTAATTTCCAACACCTCTGCAAGGAACCGTGAGGTTCCTTTTGTTAGTGCATCACAACGACACACCTTCATTGGTGTAAGCATAAACAGGTAAGACTATATAGTTCATGAATAAGTTAATATCCATAACGTTTCATAGCCTGCTAGCTGACTGTTCTCGTCAAACAGGGATACCTTTGGTACCCCCTGGAGACATCGAGCAGAGTTGGGTACTTATTGAAGCACCTAAGCTAGACAAGGAAATGCTTAGTTGGCTAGAGCAGAATAATGGCGCGTGGCGACTCGAAAGAGTAGCCGACGCCGTTTCGGTGGAATATTATGGGGAACTCGTAAAAAGGTTCCTCAATTCTCCGACCGTCTTAATTCCGAAGGTTCGCATCACTGCGTCCCCCCGGAATCACCATACACATGTCTTGAGTCTCCTCACGGAGACTTCAAGCAACCAGCTCGAAAGTGCCTCACAAGGCATCTCCGAGAAAATAACTGGTTTGCGTATGAAGGCGGTAACCCAGGCATACTTGAATGAAATCAAGATGCCTGAGTTTCCAGAGTGGTTAATGCCGCTCTGGGCCTCGATCGTCCAAACGGACAATCCTGCTCATGTGCGCGCTATGCATCAGATCCTTGTTTTCTGCTATAAAGCCGAGCAAGAACCAAC